GGACGGGATTTCCATCGCCCGGTTCGCCAACTCCATCCCCACATCAGCCACCACATCCGGGATGGTCGGATAGCCGTGGGTGTAGGTGACCTGGGCGTGCAGGGCTAGCGGGGACGGGTACTCGCGGAACGGTTTATCTGATTGCAGCGGCCACAGCGGCCACTCCCAATAGTCGCGGCGGAACCGTTTGATGTACCCGGCCCGATACCAGTGATACGAGGTCGGGTCGGCCTCAAGGCCGTTGAGGGACACTGATGCGACATCGGTGACGTACAGCGACGGCAACATGATCGTCCCATCGGGGCTGATCGGCACTGAGTCGGTGACGGTGATCGACGGGGCGATATGCCATTGGCAGAACGCCCGAATCACCTCACCGGCTTTATTGAGGAACCAGTCCGGGTCGCTGGCCTGAAACGCAGCAAGATCCGCCGAGTTCAGCAGCGGCGGCGCGGCAGGTGTGGTCATGGCTGGGTGATCCAAATCTGGGTGAGTTCCGAATACACCTGCCGCGCGGCGCCGTCACCCCGAAACTTCGTGACCCACCGGTACACGTACTGATCGGTGTCCGGTGGCACATCGTCAGGGGTGAACGGCTCGCTCATGACAAGGGGGGATCAGAGGCGCAGCAGCGCTCTTTAGCAGGGCACTCATCGCGGTAAACGCACGCTATGTAAACAGCGCAGCGCGGAGACACGGGCTGTAGCTCGACAGCGGTCACTTGCTTTTCGTTCTCGCCGTCGACTTCTTCGCCGCAGGTTTCTTCTCCGACTCCACAACCTTCGACGTCGTCACCGGCTTCTCTTCGTCGAAGTCGCCGCGTATCTCGCTCTCCGACATGTGTTCCTTCGGCACGTTCCTGTCTTTCGCGCGTGACGCCTCGATGTCGACGCCCTCTGGCGCCGGAACGTGCGTCGCGGCCCGCTCCATCTCGTAGTCGGAGATTTTCTCGGTGTGACCCATCAGTTCTCCTCACGGTTGAATCAGACCGGCCCGCACAGGATCACCGTGCGGGCCGGTCTGGATTTTGGGGGTTGGTTACGGGGCGTTCCGCAGCTGGATCAGTTCGAACAATTCGGGACGCTCCACCATGAGTCCGACCCGCTCCTCGGCGCGAATAGTCCACAAGTTCTGCTCGAAATCCGTGCCGTTGGTGTTGGTCACATCAACGCGTAGACCGCCGCGTCGCAGCACCCGGTTCCAGCCGGCGAAGTCACCAACCAGAACAAGTCCTTGCGGCATAGCCGGGGTGGTAACGATCCGCTTGCCCCACAAACCGAAGTTATTGGTGGCCTGCGGTGTCGGCTGGTTCTGCGGGTAGCCATAGTCGGCGCCGAACATCGAACCGCCGTAGTACTGAAGATTATTGTCCTTGGAAAGGCGAATTGTTAAGAAGTCCAAGGGGTTCATCAGCACGGCGTCGGGCTCAAAGAACGTCTTCACCCGAATGTCGATGATGGCGTTGAGGATGCCTTCAGCGATAGCAATACCCGTCGGGGCAGTGCCGGAAGCGCCGGTACCCACAACGGCACGCCCTGGTGTCACCGACGCGACGGTGTCCGTCCCACCACCGATACCCGGTGTACCCGCAGTCGGAAATACCAGGTTAGTGATCGCGGTGACGGTTTGCGGTGCGGTGAAACCCGCGGTGCGGTTCAACAACCCGTTAACACCCGGATACCCCGAACCTGCGACCAGTTCGATCTCTTCCTTGCGCTGAACGCCTTGCGCGCAACGCTGATTCAGAAGCGACCAGATGTAACTGGCGTCGGCTATCAACTCGTCAGTTGCCCGGTCCAGGTTGGCGATTTTTCCGACCTGCTCGGTGTAACGAGTGAATGAGTGCGTCGAAGTGGGTTTCGTTGCACCTTCAGGGGTTGCTGCGGCGTTGTTCGTCCACGTTGACTCACGCACATACGTGACGACTGGCGAGTCCACCGCGTAGCTGGGAATCAACTGGGCTACCACGTTCTCGTAGAACCGCAAATCCACCACACCGGGCACGAACTCGGGCGCAATGAACGGGCCCGCTGTGCCTGCTAGGAAGTAGGCGCCGTTCGCCAACGCGGCGGGGGCCGTGGTGCCTGATGCACCTTCACCGGTAAGCCCGGTCACGCCTTGGGCTTTCATGGCCAGGTCGTCGCCGAACTTCTTGTAACCGAACTCGAAGCCGACTTGGCTCTGCTCATGGTCCTTCGCGGCCGACTTGATGCGCTCGTAGCCTTCGCGGTACTGCTTGAAGTGCTCCGGGGCCTCATACGCGGCTGGGTTGCCTTCGGGTTGCGGGTCGGCGCAACCGGCGAGACCTTGCGCGGCGCGCAGGTTCTTGATGGCGACACCGATCTTCTCTGACTCCGATTCGGCCTTCTCGCGCACCGAAACCAGCTCGTCGACGGTGATCTCGTCCGCCTCGAAGGCTTTCAGTTTTTCGCTGACCTCGCGCCGCAGCTCTTCGTTCTGCCGGTTGAGGCTATCAATGCTAGGCATATCAATCCTTTACGTTCATGCTGATGAGCCACGCGAGAGCGCGGGCTTTCTCAGCTTCTTTAGCTTTTTGGTGTGCCGTGTCGTCGGCGGAGTCGTCGGCGGCGGCGGAAACGGCGGATTTCTCGGCGGTTTCAGCGGCGGCGGATTCCTCGGCGGATTCCTGCGGCGATCCAACCCCTTCAGGGCTGGAAGATTTATCGGTGAGAATTCCATCTAGGAATGTCCCTGTTGGCCCGTCAATGCCTTTGTTGGCGCCGTCGGCGGTGCCTGGATCGGCTTCAATGTCGTTCAAACACTGTGCGCCGAGATGGCATGCGGCGTCATGGATGGCCTGCACCATATCGTCGTGCTTCACGGCAGGGTTGTCGCCGCTAGCACTCATCCCACCGTCAGCTTTAAGTTTCGCGGCCTTCGAGGCGAGGACGACCGCTTCAGGGTTGGCGGGGATCGCCACAAACGCGGCGTTCAACAACTCCCGCTGAATACTGTTGTCTTTCTGGTTCTTACGTTCGGCGTAGGTGACGGACACGGAGTTGATGTGACCTTCGTTGACCAACTGGCGCACCATCTGCGCGTAGTCCGTGCCGGCGTAGGTTCCTTTGCCGATCATGCGGTTACCCTCAATCGTAGGAACCGCAGAACCTACAGTCTTCTCCAGGGATCGGCCGTGATCGCCATCGATGTGAATCCGCGCCGGGAGGGGTTGCTTCCATTCGTCGGCCCACAAGTTTTCGTCGTCCCGGTCCATCGTTTCCGTCGACAGAATGACTTCGAACTGCCCGGGAAAGTTGGATTCGACCGGCGCGACTGCTGCATCAACACTCTTGGTCACCACGTCCATCTAGATTCGCCTTTCCAGCAGGTACTCGCACGCCTCGCGCACGCCGTCTTGGTCGCCGGTCTTCTCGATTTGTTCGCGCGCCGCCTGCTGCAGAGTGCGGCCCCGCCCGAGCAGCCCCGACATTGCGCGCACATGCTGCACCACCGAAGCCGGAACATTCGTTCCGCCAGCCCCGTTCAAGGCCGGAACGTGGGTGACGGCGCCCTGGTCGCCATCCACACCACCGGCGCCCGCGGCGTTTGCCGGGCTTTGCCCGAGGGGAACCATCGCACCCTGGATGTACAGTTCGTCGGCTTCCGGTCCGGCAACATTCAGGTCGAAGTATTGGCGCGCCTCGGCGGGTTTCATCACACCGCACTGCACCAGCTTCGCGACGGACTCGGCGCGTTCGGTGAACGATCCCCGCAACTGCTCGGCGACGGCGAATTTCATCCGTTTCGGGCCGTAGAACTCGCTGCCGACTTCCCAATCCACCACGTCTTCCATGAATGTGATGCGCGAAGACAGCGAGTCGCGGTACAGGCTGCGGCCGTTCTCTTCAATGTTGGAGAACGTCGCATGGGTCATGTCTTGCAGCGAGGACGGCGGCAAGTCCATGACGGTGCACACTTCTTGGCGGTTGAGTTCACGCGCCGAGATGTAGGCCATTTCGACGGCGTTGGCGTCGATGGGGGCGAACGTGACGCCGTCCTCAAGGACCACGACCCGGCCGTGGTTCCCGGTGCCCTCATGTTCGGATTGGAATGCCATCTTGAGTCGTTCACGCCCGAGGGTGCCGAGTTCCCGCTCACTAGTGACGACACCGGATGGGCGGGTGCCGTTTTTCCATGTTGCTGCCATCGACCGCCGCGCCGAGTCTTCATTCATCAACGTCGATCGCAGAGGCTCTAAACGGCTGATGCCGCGCATCACTCCGTCGGGGTTGAACATCCGAAACGGCACAATGTCGGAGCGGGGAAACACTTTGTTGGGGCGCCCCATAAACCGATAAAATTCTTGGCCATCAGTGTCGCGGAAAATCTGCAACAGGGATGGGTGCATCGGTACCAGGCCGGTGATTTGCTCGCCGCGCCCCTCGCGCAGTTTGATCCAATACGTTTCGCCGTAAATCTCGGCGGTCGCGCACGTCCAGTCCCAAAACGATTGCGGGGATCTGATTGGGCACGGATTGGCCATCAACTTCGCGTAAGGGCTTGTCAAGTCCAGTTCTTGACCGTCCTCAGGGGACTGATCCCAAACTGCGACACCCAGCCGCGATATAGCCCCGGCAACCTTCCTCACCGCGGCATACACCAGCGGCTGGGTGCGGTACAGCTGTCCGTAGGAGGCGAACGCTGTCTCCAACGACATGCCCAGACGTGGCACGAAGTAGGACGGCCAGAATTGGGGGGCGGTCTCCGCGAATGCCTGGGGCGCTAACGGGAAATTTGTCCCGTTCTCCAACAGGGGCATTTAATTACCTTGTCGTCGCATTGCACCGGCCTATGATCCGAGCGCCGCAATGTCCACGACTTTCCGGTTCTTCAAAAGGTACGTTTTTATGTTGCCGAGTTCTCGTTGCCGAATCTCGAAGTGCCCAACCAGGGTGTTGCACGAACCGTGGAGCAAGCCACGTACGCATTTCCCGCATGATTTTGGCCCTTTACAACAGCTGTGGTCGTGGTCGACATGGAAATCGATACCCTCAAGATGGACGTCACATACCGGACAAGTTCCCCGTTGCTTCGTCCATAATGCGCGAAGTTCTTCGATGCTAATATTATATTGACGGAGTTTATGAGTTAATGCTCTACAGGCTCTACAATTCGCGCTTCTCGCACCAGCTTCACTCTTCGCCGGGCGGTTTTTTGAGCTGAAGTTTTCTAGCGGTAGAATTTTCTTGCAGCGTGTACATTTCTTACATTTAACGCCGTCCACCAAAAATATTCCGTCAATGGGGTACGTTTCGACGCCGCGCCGAATTTGTGCATGATGCGCTGCACATTTTGTTCCATAACGTATCTCTTTGTCACAAATCCAGCCAAAGCCCGATTCGTTACATACAGACCAGTCCTTGTCTTGGCTGCGTCTGTTTCGGAGTTCAATCTCGGACCTGCACTCGCGGCACCGGTATTGCCAACCATCTCTTGATTCACGATGCCGCGTGAAATGTAGGGTCACATCTTTCCACTCACCGCAAACAGAGCATTTCTTCTTGCCATCGACAACTGTCATGCGTTTTCCTCCCAGGATTTAGCGAGGCTCCCCGACCTGGGAGACGGGGAGCCTCTAACCGCAAGGGATCAACTTGCGGCTGACTGTTTGTTTAATTGCGCGATGAGTCCAGCAACACGCTGGGCACGTTCCGCTCTAGGTAGATGTCGAACAACGACTTCTGACATGAGGGCTTGGGGGCTGGCCCGTATAACACCCGATATTTCTTGGTGAAAGAGTTTCGCTTCACCGCCACTGGCCCCCAGATCATCTGTAGGTTCACGTGGGCAGTTCCTGCAGCCAGCAGTTAATGCGGTCCACGTACTGCCTGCCTTTGATCGGCTGCGCTGTCTCACCCGGCCCGGGAATCGTTTCGCACTGCTCCAACACGAGGGTTTCGGAGTCGTATTCGGCTAGATAGCCGAGGAAGGAGCCTTCGTTGCCGAAAAAGTTCACCACTACACGCCGGCGCAGAGCCTTATCCAGGACTGGGGCGGGGTTGCGTATGAACACACGGATTCCTCACTAGGACAGGATCAGGACTTCCGGCCCGTCAGGGCGCGAGTAAATCGACGGCCGGTCATCCGGTAGATGCGCTAAACCCCATACCGCTCCGAGTGCGGCCATGAGTGGGGCGGTGTCGGACGGTGAGTTGCGGGGGTCGATGATCCAACCGCCGCCGGCCTGCACACGGATCGCCGCCGACGTGGCGGCCATATCCAAACCCGGATGGGGGAGATGGTGGGTTTGTTTGTCGCGGACAAGGTCGAACATCTGCCCGTGCGCCGCACTCACATCCGCGGACGACCATTTCTCCAGCGGTAGCCCCGCAGCTTCAATCTCATCCAACAAAGACAAGGCCGGTGTTCCAGAACCGGTCCGCAGGACGATCGCCGCATACTTGTCGCGGTTCGCTTGCAGCCAGGGGATCACCCAGTCGGTGCCCTGCCGGTCTTCCCAAATCCCGAACACCGGCTGCTCTTGCCCGTCTAGGGCAGCTCTGGCGATGTAGGCGCGTTCCCGGTTACGGGTGGAGTCCGACACCTCAACACACACCGCAGAACGCGCGTCAGGGGCCGGTCTGGCCTCTGCGTCGCGGGTGTCAGCCCAGGAACCTTCGGGGAACGGTCCCCCATCCGCCAGGGACACCCACCGGCACATGCATTCCATGTCGTACACGTGCGGCGGGGAGGTTCGCAGCGCGGCCATGAGGGCGCGCTCGGTGATACAGTTCTCGGTGATCTCAGTGTGATCTTTAGACGGGTTGGCCTGAGCCAAAGCCGCCATGTCGTTGCGTCTGGCCTGTAGAGGTGCCGACCACTCAAACCAGCCCAACGCGTTGTCGGCGTTGTCGAACTCCAAATCGTCATCAGCGGTGCCGAGCACTTCGGCGTCAGCGTCGCCGTCAGGCCAACCCAGATCACGGTGCGCGCATGCCCGCAAATACCTGAGAACCACAGACAGGGAGTCGCCGGCGTTGCTGAACGCCCAGGCTTGGGCTTTGGGGCGGGCGTTCATCGTGTTCACCACAGCCGCCCACGAATCCCACGACTGGTGCTCCCGCAACTCGTCGAGGAGGATCAGGTCGCCGGTGAAACCACGACCACCCCGCCTCGAGGCGGCGGCGACCCGATACTCACAACCCGTGATCAGGGTCAGCACTTTGGGGTGCCCGCGTTTGACGTCCTCAATCAACGGTGCGAGCTCGTCGTTGTCCATCGCCCACTCGACGGCCTCAGACCACGACTTCTCCGAGCGGGTCAAATCCTGGGCGGTCCCGATCACCATCTTCGAATCCAGGGCGTAGATGTGCCACAACGCCAGGATCAGCATCATCAACGTCTTGCCGTTTTGGCGGGCTACCTCAACACACACGGTGCGGAACCGGTACAACCCGGTTTCGTCGAGCTCGAGGGCGTGCAGCAGAAGCCACTTCTGCCAGGGGAACAGTTTGACTTCGAGGACTTCCTCAGCGAACGCGATACACGCGTAACCGTGAGTAGTTTGCGGGGTTAGTTCACGTAGCGGCGGGGTGAAGATCCGCGGGGTTTCATAGCCGAGGATCATTCGACTGAGAAGAGGTGGACTTCGCCCTCTGTCGGGTTCGATGCGAGAAAATACATGCGCGCCTCATGGGCGTCGCTGAAGTTCCGACTTTCGCCAAACTCGCGCTCAACCCGCCATTTGGCGGCCATTGCCCAGCCATCTTTGGCCATCTCGTCCACTAAGTCGTGGTCCAGACCGCATTCACAGAACGTCATCACACGCCCGGGAAAAGAAACGTGACCGTGCTGGTGCTTGCGCCCACGATTGCATACAGGTCGTGGACGTAGCCGCCCACCGATGGAATATGAACTAGGGTTCCCGCCGGCACCGATACCCCGGTCGTGGCTGTCACGTTTGGGCCGCCGAACACCGTCGCCGCACTGCACGACACCAAAACGTCATCGTTCTCGGCCGACACGGTGCATACCAGGGTTGGTGTGGTGCCCACGGTGACGGACCCGTTGACGTAGGACTCGTTGGCCATCAGGAACCTTTCGGAACATTCACAGGAAGCCTGCAGGAGAAATAAGAAACTAGAGCGCGCGATCGGCGGTTAATGGTGCTATGACAACCACGACCGCCCTAGACTCAACTCTTATGGATGAGCCCACCTTGGCGGCTGACCTCGACAAACTTGACACACAATCCATCCGGGCCTGGTCGCAGGCCGATGACGCTGAAGCGCTCACCGAATACATTCCCCGCCGCAGCTGGAAACTCCCCGCACTGGTAGTTGCACTGGCAGCTACCGCAGCTGTCGGAGCGGGCGCGTTCCTCATGTTCCCGCAGGAAAGTGCTACAAAACCGCAGGTCGCACCCGCGAAACCGCCCGTCGCCGCCCCAACACACCCCAGCATCGCCCCATCACCGCCAGTGCAGCAGCAAAGCCCCGATGAGCGGTTCATCGCGCTACTCAAACAGCGCCACGTCGTCGTCGTCTCCCCAGCACTCGCAGTCAACGGCGCCCACGAAACCTGCACAGACCTCGCTCAAGGCTGGTCAGCACGCGACATCGCCGAAGCAGCCACCCGCAGCACCCCCGGAACCGACCTCAAAACCGAGTCCACATTCGTGGCCACCGCCCAAGAGATCTACTGCCCGCCGACAGTGAAATGATCCGGCTATCAGCCCTGCTGGGTGCCGCGTTTCTGCTGCTCGCACCCCAGGCCCACGCCGACGACCAAAGCTACATCGACGAACTCAACGCGCACGGTGTCCTAGCCGTCGCCGGGCCCCAACAGGAAATCAAAATGGGCCACCAAGTGTGCGACTACCTGCACACCGGCAAGGGAAGACCAGCCGCAGACGGCTTCCTACCCATCCAACGCCCCTGGGCCAACCCCATCATCGACGCCGCACAACATAACCTGTGCCCCGACACCCTGCACTAACCCGTAGAAGACCTGGTCATCTGCCGCACACTCGCCAACCGCGACTTACGGGCATCCGCACCCTTACGCAGCCGCTCCAAAATCTCGGCCAGGTTCTTCGCCGCCGCCGGCTGCTGAGACACCGCCTTCGGATTATCCAAAATCCTGGCCAACGCCACCGCAGCCTCTTTCAACCCCGGTCGCGCCTCAGCTTGCGCCAACCCATCCAACTCCCGCTCCACACCCGACTCAACCCGACCCGGTTCAGCAGCCGCAGTTGGCACAGCCTGTGTAAAGGGCACCACCCGCGCCGTACCACCACCGGCAGCGTCCCGAGCACGCTTTTCACGCCGATAACTGGTGTTCGCCCATTTGCACTCATCACACCGACAA